CATCTGATGATTTTTCTTTTCTTGGATTTTATGAAAACGGAGCAAACACAGAACTGTCAAGCCTAAGATCAAATAGCGGTTATTTAGGTATAAATACAGGTGGTACACAAAGACTTAGAATAGACTCTGACGGTCTTAAGTTTGGCTCTGATACAGCAGCCGCAAATGCCTTAGATGATTATGAAGAAGGAGTTTGGACACCAACTTCAGTTGCTAATATTGATGCTTTGACAAATGTTCAAGGGTTTTATACTAAAATAGGCAGAATGGTTTACTGTCTTTTTCATGCAAGCGTAGACCCTACATCAACAAGTAGTGGATTTACTCTAGGCGGTTTACCTTTTACAGTAAAACAAATGGTAACGCACTCTGGAATACAAGGTACTAATGCAATTTTTTCTGATAGTGCTTTATTTTTATGCTTTCCGCTTCAAGGGGGTACAACTTTATCAGTAGAATTAGACAGACCAATGCAAGGCTCAGCAAGTTCAAGTTCAGCAAGTTATAGAGGGTCTTTTATGTATGCAACAGATCAATAGGTAATAATTATGACAACAATAACAAAAGAAACAGTAGTAGATAAAATTGAAGTGCTTGAGATGGGTCAAGTGCAAGTTAGAACTGCTACGGTAATAAAAGAAGATGGTACTGAACTTAATAGAAGTTTTCATCGTCATGTTTTAAATCCAAGAACTAAATCAGACGACACTTGGGAAGATACTGACATATCTGAAGAAGATGCAAAAGTTCAAGCGATTGCAAATGCAACATGGACTGACGATGTTAAGTCAGCTTATGAAACATTAATTGATTCTCAAGAACTGCCTGAATAGTCTATAATAAAAAGCTATGACAACGACAACTAACTTAGGATTAACCAAGCCAACTGTAGGTGGATCTGATAATACCTGGGGTGGAACTTTAAACAATAACCTAGATTCTGTTGATGCTATATTTGCAGGAGCAGGTAACGGTACATCTGTTGGTTTAAACGTTGGTTCTGGTAAAACCTTAACTGTAGCTGGCACGGCCACAATATCAGGCACAACTACCATATCAGGAACTTTAACTGTGCCAGATGACAGCATTGCTTTAGGCACTAAAACAACTGGTAATTACGTTGGCACTATTGCTGTTACATCTGGTCATTTAACGACAACAGGAGCGACAACTGGAGAAGGTATAGGTCATACATTAGGTCTGCCAAGTGTTGCTGTTGCTGGAACTTACTCCACTCCAAGTTCTATTACTGTGGATGCTCAAGGAAGATTAACTGGTATCATAACCCTAGCCTCCGATGAAAATTTAAAAACTAACATTGCCAATATATCCTTATCTAATAGCCTTGATAAAATAAAAAATTTACAACCAGTCACTTTTAATTGGAAAGACGAAATAGAGGGAGTTAGAAACACTACCGATACTCAAATAGGATTAATTGCACAACAAGTAGAAGATTATGTGCCAGAGGCTATTATTAATGGACCAGAAGTTTTTGGAGGAGAAAACGTCAAAAAAATTGATTACAACACTTTAGTTGCTTTGTTAATAGGTGCAATAAAAGAATTAGAAGAAAAAGTTAAAACTTTAGAAAATGCTTAAATATGGCTTTGGTAAACATAACTCCGCCAGCAGGCATAGTAAAAAACGGAACTGAATACGCTAACAAAACTCGTTGGGTTGATGGTAATTTAGTGCGTTTTGAAAACGGCTTCCTAAGGCCTATAGGCGGCTGGGAAAATTTACTCTCCTCATCTTTAACTGGTACGCCGATAGGAATGTATTCCTATAACGATAATAGCGGTAAGAAAGTTTTAGGTATTGGTACTAGAGAAAAAATATACGTTTTTTATAACAATGTTAATTACGAAGTACAACCAGGAAATTTCGTTAGCGACAAAAACAATAATCCGTTAGGCTACGGAGCTGGTCTCTACGGTAAAGAAGAATGGGGAGAGGTAAGAGAAGGTAACGGAGATGCAGGGCCATCTGGTTTAGATTTTGAAACTAAATCATTTTCTTTTGATAATTTTGGGCAAAACTTACTGATATGTTCTGCTAGTGATGGCAGAGTGTTTGAGTGGAATCCATCTTCTCCAAGCTCAGTCACAACTCTTTCTAATGCACCAATAAATAACATAGGCGTGATAGTAACTAACGAAAGGCACGTTGTTTGTATCGGTGCAGGTGGCGACCCTAGAAAAATACAATGGAGTGAAAGAGAAAATAGCACATCATGGACGGCTGCTGCTAACAACACAGCAGGAGATTTACAAATAGCAACAGGAGGTCAAGCGCATTATGCGGTTAAATATAGAGGAGATATTATTATTTTTACTGACATTGGTATCAACCGTTTGTATTATGTCGGAGCGCCTTTTACATATGGTATAGCTGAAGCAGGCACAAACTGTAAAGCTATAAGCAGAAGATGTATTGTGCAAGCAGGTGATTTTTTAGCTTGGATGGGTGAAAACTCATTCTTTGTTTACGATGGCACAGTTAAAGAAATTAAGTCAGACGTACATGATTTTGTATTTGATGATTTAGACACAGTAAATAGATTAACAACTTGTGGTGGTCATAACCAAAAACACAATGAGATATGGTGGTTTTTTCCTACTGGTACTAATCAAGCAACGCCAAATAAATACGTCATCTGGAATTATTTAGACAATGTGTGGAGTATTGGTGAATTAAGCAGAAGTTGTTGGATTGATGAGGGTGCTTTTGATTTTCCATTAGCTGCCGACAGTAACAATAATATAGTTCAACATGACTTTGGGACTTTGTTCAACTCACCAGATTTAGGTACAACTCAGCCGTTTTGTGAAACAGGACCATTAGAAATAGGACAAGGCGACAGACTTGCACAAGTTAATCAATTAATACCTGATGAAAAGACTACAACTTTGCCTGGCATAACTCTTAGCTTCAAAGGTAGAAATACGCCGTTAGGCGCAGAAACAGACTTTGGATCTTTTACGTTTGAAACTGATGGTTACACCGATGCTAGGTTCACAGCTAGACAAATGCAAATGAAGATTACAGGCGACACAGATCAAGCGTTTCAAGTAGGTAACATCAGAGCTGACATTAAACAAAGAGGCAGAAGATAATGAACATTGCCGCTAAAGAACAATATATTCAAAGAGCTACTAACGTAAAATTTTCTTTTGCAGCTACTACGCAACAAACTATTTACACAGCGCCAACAGGCGATGATTTTACTTTTGCTGTAATTGAAGGCATATTTGCTTGCGATCACGGCAATCAACAAACAAATTTAGATATATCAATAACCGATACAAGTTCTGTTGAGTTTTTCTTATTCAAACAAAAAAACATAAGCGCACATGACACTTTAGAATTAGTTGTTAATTCTGGTTTAATTTTACAACAAGGCGAAATTATTAAAGCGCAAGTTAATCACGCAAATATAGATTTAATACTTAGTATTGTTGAATATGCAAAAGGTGACTAAATTACCTGAATGGCAGGAACAATGGCAACGTTGTAAACCTTACATAGAAAAAGCGGTCAAATACCAAGATTCATATACAATAGACGATATAGAAGATAAAATTCGTGAAGGTTTATTCCATTTATGGCCTGGTGAAAGATCAGCTATAGTTACGCAGTTTGTTCTATTCCCCCAAATGAAAGGATTAAACATATTATTTTGTGGTGGAGATTTCGAAGAATTGCAAGAAATGTTACCATATATAGAAGATTTTGCTCGCCGAGGCGGTATAAAACGTTTATACGGCGGCGGTAGAAAAGGATGGATTAGAAAACTAAAACATCTTGGTTTTGAAAAAGAATATTTAATTAAGAAGGATTTATAGATGTCAGAAGCATTACCCTATATAGAAACAGGACTTAATCTTCTTGGCGCTTCACAAGCGTTTAGAGGTGATCAGGGCGGTCAACAAGTCACACAAACTGCTTTAGACCCACAAACTCAAGCTAGGCAAGCAGATATTTATCAAAGAGCTGTAGGTTTAGCAGAACAACCTTTTATTCCGTACACAGGACCAATGGTTGCTGGCTTTACACCAGACCAATTAGCAGCGTTTGAGGGCCAAAGAGGTTTATTTGAACAAGCAGGTAGATTTGATCCAGGCGCTTTTCGACAATCATTATTAGAACAACAAGCGCCACAGTTTGCAGACCCAAGAAGAATACAAGCAAGATCTTTATTAGACGTTGATTTAGGCGCTTATCAATCGCCTTATCAACAGCAAGTTATTGATTTGGCAATGCAAGACATTCAAAGGCAAGAAGATATTGCTAGAGGTGGAGCGCAAGATAGAGCTATCAGAGCAGGCGCTTTTGGTGGATCTAGGTCTGCTATATTAGAAGGTGAAGCAACCAA